TGATCCTGATTTTCATGCGTGGGCTGAAGCACAACCTGACCAAATTCAGGAATGGGTATATCGCAATCCTGATAATGTTTCTTTAGCAGCAAAAGCTATTGATCTTTATAAGATGGAAACTGGAAAAGGACAAAGCTCTATCCAAAAACGTCCAACTCCTCAAAGGCAGTCTTCAGGGACTGCTGCTGATATGGTATCTACTAAAACAACTAATGTAGAACCCAGACAGACGAAGATTTGGACAGAAAGTGAGATTGAGAAGATGTCCCTAGATCAATTTGATAAGCATGAAGATGAAATTCGTGCGGCTCAAGCTGAAGGGAGGATTCTCAAAGGATAAATTCTTTTCTTAGGAGAAATTTTAAATGGCTTATAACCAAAGTGATCAGTTTTTTGAGCCAAGTACAGATACCAATGCTAACTTTGGAAATTCTGTATCAGGCCAAACAAACTCGTTTTTCTTACCCAAGGTTTATTCCAAGCAGGTTTTAAACTTCTTTCGTAAGGCATCTGTAGCGGAAGCTATAACCAATACAGATTATGCTGGCGAAATTGCTGGATTTGGCGATACGGTAAGGATTATTAAAGAACCTTCAATCACTGTGTATCAGTATGAGAGAGGGCAGGATGTAACAGCAACTAAGTTAACAGATCAGGAAGTAAGCCTGATCGTTGATACTGCGAACGCATTTAAGTTTATTGTTGATGACATTGAAACAAATATGTCTCACGTAAACTTTCGTGATGTTGCTACATCATCTGCTGCCTACGCTTTGCGTGATGCCTTTGACGAAGGTGTAATTGCTGTAATGTTTGCAGGTGTTTCTGCTTCTAGTCCTAATCATATATTGGGTTCTGATAACGCAACCGATCTAGCTGCTGGTACTTTTGATGGTACTGGTAATCTGGATATTGGTTTTGATTCTTCAGAACACGATCCTATTGATGTGATGAGTCGTATGGCTCGTCTAATGGATGAGCAGAGTATCCCTGAAGAAGGAAGATGGTTCCTTGCAAGCCCTGACTTTTATGAAGTCTTGGCTTCAACTGCCTCTAAACTTCTTTCAGTTGATTACAATGCTGGTCAAGGTTCGATACGGAATGGTCTGGTATCTTCTGGTCTATTGCGTGGATTTAATATGTACAAGAGTAATAACATTGCCGATACTTCTAATGCGGCAGGTAAGTGTATTGCTGGTCATATTTCATCTACAGCAACAGCTCAGACGATTACTAGCACTGAAGTAATTCGTGACCCTGACAGCTTTGGTGACATTGTACGTGGTCTTCACGTATATGGTGCCAAGGTACTGCGTGATGAAGCATTAGTTTCTGCCTTCTACGGCATAGACTAATTGTGAAATTAAAGGTGGGGGTTACTTTAGGTAGCTCCCGCTTTTTTAATATAAGGAATTAGTCATGGCTCAGATAGGCAGTGAAGAAAAACCTGTAATGTTTCGCAAAGCGATAGTTGCTAAAGAAAGCCGTTTTAGAAAAGGATTTAACAAAAATAAATATGACCAGAACTATGAAAAGATTTTTGGTCATAATCATATTAATCGTAGGAAAAGGTGATGTATGGCTGAAAAAACAGATACTTATAATCAGCAGCATAATTATTCAGATATACAGGATTTTGAAAGACATTGTGCAGATAAAAGTAATGTACTAGCTGTAGCAACTGGCTACGGTGAAAAAGAAGATGCACTAGAAGTTAGGGTAAAGGTATCTACTAAAAGTAATTAACTATGGCAACGTATCTTAATTTATCTAATGAGCTACTAAGAGAGTTAAATGAAGTTGTTTTAACTTCTGCTACTTTCTCAGCCGCTATTGGTATTCAAGCACATGTCAAAGATAGTATTAACAGAGCCTATCTTGATATTGTTAATGAAGAACCTCAGTGGCCTTTTCTGGCTACTGCGCTTACTGGTGCAACTGATCCTATGTATGGAAATACTTACATTGAAACAGTTGCAGGTACTCGATGGTATTTATTGAAAAGTAGTAGTTCCAGTTTAACAACTGATTATGGTGCAATTGATTGGGATAACTTTTTATTAACTACTGTAGGTGTATCAGGTGAGTCGGCTCCTTATACAATAAAAAATCTACGTTTTACTACGACAGAAGAATGGAAAGATTATTTTCGAGTAGCTCAAAATAAAGATGATGCAGATACTCAAAATTATGGTGTACCTGATAGAGTTATTAAAAGCCCTGATCTTAGAAAGTTCGGATTAAGTCCAATACCAGATCAGGTCTATCGTATCTGGTTTTATGCGTATGATTTACCTACAGAGCTAGATGCTCATGGTGATGCAACAGTATTTCCTAATATCTATAATCCTGTCATTTTGGCAAGAGCCAGATATTACATTCATCAATTTAAAGAGAATCCTCAAGCTGCCGCTTTTGCTTTAGAAGACTATAAGCGGGGTTTACGTTTGATGAAATTAAATCTTATGGAGTCAGCTCCAGGTTATTTCAAAGACGATAGGATAAGAATTGTCTAATGTCTCAGCCCTTTGCCCTTTCATGTCGAGGTGGCTTAAATGTCAACCTGAATCAGCTTGAATTAATGCGTCAGCCTGGATTTGCAACAGAGTTACTTAACTTTGAAGTTGATCCTGATGGTGGCTATAGACGTATTAATGGGTTTAGTCTCCTTGGTGGAGGTTCTGCAGCAAGACCTAATTCAAGTAATGCTGTACTTGGTATGACTGTTTATGCAGATGGTCTTGTGGTTTGTTCTGGCACAGGAATATTTTTTACTCAGGATGGAACAAGTTGGCTGACATTAAATAGAGCCAGTGTTGCTGGTGGTGGTGATAACTACAGCACATTCACAGGGCGTTCAGTTTCTGCAAGAACCAGTCAAGGACGTACTACTTTTGCATTATTTGAAGGTACGTCTGACTATGGTGAATTATTAATCTGTGATGGAGCTAATGAACCTTTCTTTTTTAAAATGACAGGGACAGGTGCTTTAGCAGATAGAACCTTTTTTGCTAGTGAAATAACAGTTTCTAGTACAACTGCTCCTAAAGTAGGAGTAATGCACGAGAATCATTTTGTTGTAGGAGGAGCGCCCACAGCTAAAAATACTATTTATTATAGTTCTAACTTTGATGTTGATTCTTTTAGTGGGTCAGGTGCAGGAAGCATCCAGTTAACAGATGCTGTTGTAGGATTAGCAAGTTTTCGTAGTGACTTAATTATCTTCTGTAAAAATAGTATTTTTAAGTTATCTAATATCAGTGACAGCGATAATATTGCTATTACTCCTATTACTAAAAATGTTGGTTGTTTAGATGGACATAGTATCCAAGAAATTGGTGGTGACTTAGTATTTTTAAGTCCTGATGGTATTCGTACTGTTGCAGGTACAGCTAGAATTGGTGACGTAGAGCTAAGTTCTGTTAGTAGACAGATTCAGAAAATTATTACAGTTATTGCTGATAGTATTGACAGTTTTACAATTAGTAGTGGTGTATTAAGAAGTAAATCTCAATATAGATTGTTTTATACAAATACAGGCCAAAGTGCTGCAATTTCTAAAGGAATTATAGGAACACTAACTCCTAATGGCTTTGAATGGTCAGAAACAAAAGGTATCCAAGCTATGGGGTTTGCATCTGGTTTTGATTCAGATGGCGTAGAACAAGCATATCATGGAGATAATACAGGCTATATCTATAACCATGATACAGGTAGAACTTTTAATACAGCAGGAACTGCTTCAAATATAGAATCTCTTTACTATACACCTGATCTTGATTTTGGAGATATTGGAACAAGAAAAACTATTAAATATGTAAAGATGTCTGTTTCTCCAGAAGGAGAGATACAGCCAGCCTTACATGTTAAGTATGATTTTGAAAGTTCAGATACTCCTCAACCTGCTTTATATACATTAGATAGTATTCCTTTACCTGCAACTTTTGGTAGTTCAGACAGCACTTTTGGAAGTGCTATTTTTGGAGCAACTGCAAATCCTCTTGTAAGACAAGCAATAGAAGGAAGTGGGTATACACTATCCCTTAGAATTAAAAGTGATGATCAAAAATCTCCTTACTCAATTAATGGGTTTTATATAGATTATATGCCCTCTGGCAGGAAATAAATAAATGGCTTATTCCTATACAAGACAAAGCACAATCTCTGATGGAGATACGATTACAGCGGCTTTATTTAATAATGAATATAACCAAGTTCTAAATGCTTTTGCTTACTCATCTAGTGATGCAGCAGCTACAGGTCATAGACATGATGGTAGTGCTGCTCAAGGTGGAAGCATAGCTAAAATTGGTGATCTTGATTTTCTTAATAAAATTGAAGCAGACAGTACAAATAATAGATGGGGCTTCTATGTTGAAGTATCCAGTAGTGCTGTAGAGCAGATAAGAGTACAAGATGGGGCGATTGTTCCAGTTACAGACAATGATATTGATCTTGGAACAAGCTCATTAGAATTTAAAGATGCTTTCTTTGATGGCACTGTTACTACAGATGCCTTAGTTGCAGATACTGCAGATATTAATGGCGGTACAGTTGATGGGGCAACGATTGGTGCAAGCTCTGCTACTACTATTGTCGGTACAACTATTACTGCTAATACAGCCTTTGTTCCTGATGCTTCAGATGGTGCTGCACTAGGGACTACATCACTAGAATTCAGTGATCTATATCTTGCAGATGGAGCAGTAGTTTACTTTGGTGATGACCAGGATGTGTCACTTACTCATGTAGTAGATACAGGTTTATTACTTTCCAGTACAGATCAGCTCCAGTTTGGAGATTCAGGAACTTATATACATCAAAGTGCTGATGGAGTATTGGATTTAGTCTCTGATACAGAAATAGAACTCACTGCTACTACCATTGATATTAATGGTGCTGTTGATGTAAGCGGTGAAATAATCGCAGCTTCATTAGATATTTCTGGCAATGTAGATATAGACGGCACAACTAATTTAGATGCTGTAGATATTGATGGTGCAGTCCAGATAGATGGAGCA